GGATATCGTCGCCAGGATAGTAGATGTCGATTTCTTTGTCGAACAGTGCGCGGAAAAGAAAACGATATGATTGTTCAGAACCGCGAGAACGATAAAAGTCACGAATATGTTTCGTCAAAAGACGCTTATCAGCCAAAGTGTCTTTTGGTATATTAATCATGAATTCTTTACGATAATATTCTACGAACGAATCAACTGTTCGATCTAGATCCTGATTATCGCGTAGCGTTCTAGCTTCTTTTACTGCGTTGTTGTTTTGCTCAAGATATTCAAAATACGCTCTTAGAAAAGCGACAAAGTTGGGCCCCTCTTCGCGAACGAACCCAGGAAACTGGGAATCAACTTGCGAAGATATTTTCTTAAAGATTTCTTCTGCGCCAACGATAGCCATTAGAAGTTATACAACTTTAGTGATGGTGTTAACAACGTAGCGGTTTGTCCGACTGTTTCGACGTTAGTTGCTGAGGCTAACGTTAATCCAGTCTCATCATCAATTACGTTTACTTCTGATTGTGAAATCAAAAGTATCTGGTTTCGTATTGGTGTAACGTTTCTATTAGTAGGAGCTGCTATAATCGTTATAGCATCGCCCGTAAAGGATTCTGGTAAAAACCTATCGATAGTCATTGAACCCGTAACGTAGTCGATGGTACCAGCGTTAAAGTTAGTATAAACGCGACCAAGACGACCAGCAGTAGAACGATAGTAGATTCTTAGCGTACCGAATCCGTTGTCATCGAAATACGATTCCTGCCCAACATACTGGAACGATGAAGAAGAAACGCTACCGTATCCTGGATGCTGAGCTACACCACTAATGGTTTCTTTCGTTCCTAGCCTTTGCAGCTCATTGTTGAAATTAATCACATATGTGTTTTCGCTTGCTAGATTAGGTGTAAACGTTTTTCTTAGTCTAATCTGAGCATCAGTCGTTTGAATTGCTTCGTCCGTAGAATCAACATAATCAAGGAAACGCGAATATCTAAACGACTTATCGAACGTTGACATATACTCAGATTCAAATGTAACGATTCGTGAAGCAATAGCCGCGGCTAGTTCGCCAGGAGTTTTATTTGTTGACGTCGTATCATAACGAACATTAAGATATGGAACGATGTAAAGATACGTTGGATCAACCATATCAACGTCGATTGACTGAACGTTATATTTACGAATGTTCTTTTTGATTTCTTCTTTGCGCGCTGATGAAAACAATGTACCAATCTTAGGTTTGGCTGAAATGAAAACCTTACCGTAGATCGGCGGATCGTTTTCTTCGCCACCCCAAACATTAACTGCTGCTATGTCTGGATTCTGATTTAGCAGGAGTCTTCTATAATCTTCTGTGGTTACGCTACGATTTTGCGTTTCGTACATACGTGGTGCGTTGAATCGAACAGATTCGATTGATTCGATTTCTGCGCCACCAGAAGCACGACCAACAGGAACGATAGTGATACCTGTTTGCCCGTCTATTGTCGAGTCGATGAGCGTATATGTGTTTGCGCCATTCGGAATAGATCCGTTGCATACTCTGTAAGAAATAGTAACTATGGAAGCCGTTTGTGGTTGTTTGCCCATCACGCCGTCGGCAAATGCTACCTTGAATTTCTGTTCGCGATCAGCTTCAATAAAGAAAATCTGTGAAGAAGAATTGGTTGTAAAGATATCGTCTGCGAAAGTGTATGTCTGAACGTTTCCGCTTGTTGTTACAGAAACGCGAATACTGGTAATATCAACATTTTGGTTTGGCAGCACGAACGACGTGTTTGAAATTCTGTCGAACAGAAAACGATGCGTGAGCGGAGTACCTTCTTTGATTTCGATGTGTGAAGCGAATCCACCAGATGTGTTAGCAGTGATCGTATATGTTTGTGGCGCTACGAACGTATATGTTGCTCCATTGACAACCGTGTTGAAACGAGTATCTTTGGGAACACGAATAGAACGAAATGTTGTGTTGGCTATGCTTGATGTGAAAATAAGTTTCACGTTAGCCGTTGCGCTTCGTGCGCTCGAAGGTGTATATCCTATCGCTTTGGCGTGTGACACAACGCTATCATACAGCTGCGCCGTATCGAGGAATGACTCATTTGTAGCCATGTTCACATAGAACGCATTGTAATATGTGTTATAGGCTAGCAAATCTAGCAGAGTACCTAGAGCTGAGTCGGTAAAGTCGTAGTCCGTAAACTCTGGTTTTGATGCTATGTAATTACGTAGATTCGCACGAATAACGTCGAAATCTAGGCCAGTTACAATTAAGTCTGTAGATGAAGCCATTAGCGAACCCTATTAAGATTGATATCTAGCTGAAGATCATTAAGAGTGATCGCATTACGGAAACGAATTATGATAGTCATTGAGTTTCCGTCAGGATTCTCTATAACATTAACCGAAGTATTATCAACTATCGCTCTTGGTTCATAACTTTCTATAGCGTTTAGAATTAAATTTTCAAAATCAGCTTGCGTGAAGGATGTAAACAAATCGAACAAACGTGCACGCACGTTCCCACCAAACTCTGGGCGAAACGGGCGCTCATAATGATTAGTAAGAATAAGATTTTTAAGAGCCTGTTTCACAGCTTCATCGTCTTTCTTCATAAGCAGTTTACCAGTCGACGGATGGCGACGAAACTGCAAATCGAAATCACGATACGTGAGTTTCTTGAGCGACGCTGGTATAGGCTTTTTCTGCATAAATCTTTTATTCCTTTGGGTTATTTATTCTGAAAAAACCTCTTGACAACTGTGTACTTCACCATTATAATATGAACTGTGTTCAGCGGTCAGTAACTAATCACCCACTTGAATTGTACCCAAACCAGATGATGCTTTAGGAGCACAATGGGGTCCTCCTGCTGTTGGGCATAGATTATCAGCTGCTGCACTATCACCAACGTTGACTACCATCTTTCCATTGATGAACACCTTGTTGGTAGCAGCGGTCAATGCTCCTCCGCCGTGTGAGTTCAAATCCTGATCAACGGAAACTAGCTTTCCGCCAGCATATACAGTCGATTGCCCTGATACGATCGTAGTTGCGCCACACTCGCGCGAATCATCTTGTCTATGTATAGAGTTTCCCATGATTATACCGTAGTTGCTTTTGCAGCTGCTTTAGCGTCATCTTCGTCAATAATAGTTAGTGCTTCTGCAACCGTCATCGTCGGTTTGATACGAGGATATTTCTTAATCAGATCCTGATAGCTGTACTGCGTGAGCTTACTATAATCGACCAGATCAAACAGCTCAGCCGTGTTCTTTTCGATCTTAGCGCACAGCTCGAGGCGTTTCTTTTCTTTAGCTTCCTGTTCTGTGTTACGACCATAGCCACCAGAGCCCCAGTTAACTGTGTTCGCAGTCGTATTCAGTTTGCTTGCTATAGCATTTTTAGCAGCATTATCTGCTACCTGATTTGACATGTTAGGAATGCTTGACATCAATCCCATAAATGCTGACAACGGCTGAGTCAGTGTAGAAAGCGCAGATCCAGCCGCGCCTTCAGCGAATAGATTTTTCATTTCTACTGCTTCTTTTGGTTTAGGTGGCTTTGCTATCTTCTGTGGTCCTTTCGCATCCTTGACAGGAGTTTTTCCTGGACCTGCAAGCATCTTTAATATTCCAGCTCCAGTCATCACCATATTAGGAATCATCGCTGCAATGTTGGGTGGCCGACCAGTAGCTGCGCTGCGAATCAAATCGTTAGCCATAGCATTAACGTTGACCATAGGAAACTGCGCTTGAATGCCAGCTGCTTTCGCAGCAAACGCAATAGGATTAGCCGCGAGTGATGCTAGATTAGCCATTTCCGATGGTAGACTGATCTGACTCGCGAGCTCACCAATTCCAGGAATATCAGCTAAGAAATTGCTTTTGATAGCACCAAAGATTAGCGACGTTGGTCCCTTTGCAGCCATATTAATCAGCGCATTGACTTGCACTATCTTTTGCGTGATTTGCGTAGCAGGTCCGCTGATTCCAGGAATTTGCTGTGTCGTCTGATTAATTATATTCTTAACAGCTTCTACAGGAGCGTCAAGACCAGGAGGAAGGAAATTAGCTGCGAGTCCAGTTAGATTTGCTAGTTGTCCTGCTGCGTTCAGCGCGCTCAATCCAGCTGCAACAGTCGGAGCTAATTGGAATGTGGG